CGCCATACGGATCTCGCGGCAAGGACGAATGTCTCTATGCGGACTGTAAGGGTCGCATTCCGAATTACGAACAAGAGTGTAATAGGAGGGATACATGTTACGGGACCTCATAGTCGTGAGATGGGTCCTTAACATCAGGATGAAATCACGAGGTGAAATATAGGAAGCGTTGTGTCCTACAACGACACCACGAAGGTCCATGGTAAAATTCATCTGCTGTTCGTGCACCGCACTTGGCCCAACGTCGAAGTAGTTGGCCTCAATTGTCATACTGCGGATGGCAACGTTTTTGCAAGGTTCTGCAGCGCGAAGTGTCGTCTTCAAAGGGTGATCAACATAGTTGTGAATATGGGCACCGGCTTCATTGTATAGGGCATCCATGCCCTGAACGGTGCCTTTAAATGATTGTAAGCAAAGAGGTGCATCCAAATCATCGACATTGCCGCCGTATGAGGCGACAAAATGACGAACAAAGGTAGTGGCAACACAGTCTAATAGACGGTCCTCGCCACCTAAAGTACTAAAACCACAGAAGAGGGCATTCTGGCTTTCGGTGAGATCGAAATGGTCCTCAAAGGATTTCGTATAAGAGCCATAGTAGCTCATTGCGCGCCGGATTTGATACCGACGTTAGCTGCTGAGACCGGTGGGGCGCACGGGGGCGTCGCGGCGCTGGAATGCGCGCGAAAGAAAAACGATAACGCGCGTGAGGCGCGCGGAGGGAATGAGTTATGGCGCTGGAATGCGAACCCATAACTCGAGGGACGGGCGGATTTATTTGCTAAAGCATAAATCCGCCCGAGGTGGAGGTAATAACGTATCTCCACCTTGGGCGAATTTCGCAGACGCGGTTCGCGAAATTTCGGGTTCAGCAAGCACTTCTGCGGGAAAAGTGAGCATCACGGGGAGGGATCGCGCGCGACCCCAAAAAAGTAAAAAAAAGTTTTGGTAATTCTGAGGTCCCCGCAGCGCCAAAATTTTGAAAATAACGAGTTATGGGTTGCCCAAAACTGAAAAAACCAAAAATTCCCAAAATCGAAAATAACGAGTTATGGGTTGGCGCACATACTGAGATAACATACCCCAAATTTTATAGTGCCTTCTAGGTCGGCACACTGGATGGGAACTTGCTTCAACTTCACGGAGCCCGACGTCACGGACCTCCTGGATGACATAGTGGGGAGACTGGTGTCCCCTAACAATATCATCAACTATGCCATCTACCAGAAGGAGCTGTGCCCTACCACGGAGAACGAGCACTTCCAGCTTTACTTCCAGGCGGAAAAGCCGGTGGAGAAGGTCCAGATGCTGCGGCTGTTGAGCAGCGACGTGGGCGATTGGTCACTGAAGCAGCCTGACGGCACCGACGTGGACAACAAGAAGTACTGCTCCAAGGAGGAATCTCGCGTCGAAGGCGGTGCTAGCGGTGAGCACGGCGACCGCAGAGCGATTGCTGGCAAGAAGGGCCAGGGGTCTCGGTCTGACCTCATCGTGATGAAAAAAGACATCGACGGAGGCATGGACTGGGCAGAGCTCAGAGACCTTCACTTCGGTACGGCTGCCCGATACCATCACTTCATCAAAGATTACATTGCTGACAAGAAGCAAGCTGCCCTCTTGGAACAGATGAAGACGGAGTTGACTGGAGCCATCTTGAGGCCATGGCAGAAGACCTTGTCGGAGATCTTGGATGGCCCGATTTCGAACCGCACGGTGCACTGGTTCTGGGAGAGTGTGGGCAACTGTGGGAAGACCTGGTTTTCGAAATACCAGGCTGTCATGAACGATGCTTGCGTCCTGCAGTCCATGAAGAAGGCGGACATGCAGTACCTGATCTCGAAGCAGCTCTCCAGGGTTTTTCTGTTTGACCTTTGCAGGTCCAACGAAGAGGGGTCAGTGAATGTCATCTACGAGGTGGCTGAGTCACTGAAAAACGGATTTATTGTGAGCCCCAAGTACGACAGCAAGTCCATTAACTTCCGCGCACCGCACGTTGTAATTTTCGCGAACTTCGCGCCCGACCAATCGAAGCTGAGCCCGGACCGCTGGAACATCGTCTACATCGACGAGCTTGATGCCGCTACCGACTAGAGAGGCAGCAAGACGCATCAGAGCAGCTATACAGCGAGACCTTGATATGCAAGGCTTCCATCGAGTGGGGCCTAGAATGTTTCGCCATGCTGTGACAACCCAGCGCAATAATGCATCCTTTCAGATAATGCAGCGAGGGTTTAGAGGGAGACGTGTGGGGGTAACAGAAGTGACACAAATGTACATAAGGACAGCACCGTACGGGGCTGCCAAGTTTGTGATTCTGTGGAAAAGAGGGGGGACCATGATAGATGCCTACAGAAGAGACCTTGTAGTGAGTGCGACGCATCCTACAGAAGACCTGTTAGAGGCTATCATAGCTGAGATGTAAAGTAATCGGCTACGCCTCGCTCGCTGCGCTCGGAGTTTTAGATATTTACTTCATCTTTTTAATATATTGAATTCGCCCGAAGTGGTTTGTTAAATCGCCCGAAGTTGTTGTTGTGTATTATATATTAGGGTTTAAGGTAGTAGGTGGTCACTACTACACACGCAAAGCTCACGCATTTTGCTACCTCAATTTTAATTATGGCATACCGTCGCAGCTATCAACCAACACCGGCACGCAAGTACAGGACGGCGCCAGTACGAAGGACTTACGGAGGAAGGGCCGGGATTCGACCACGGCCAGTTTTCCGCAAGGCATATCGCCGCGGAGGACGGCGCTAATGTGGTATACAGAATTTAACGGGGCATTCTGGCTAACTCTAAGTGGTGCAACATTTGCATTCGGGGGTATGTGCCTAAGGGCAATACTAAAGTCGAGATGTTTAGAGGTTAGATGTTGCTGTCTAAGCTGTATTAGACAGCCATTAGAAGATAGTGTTATTAATAATACTATACCTATCTAATATTCCATATAAGGATCAATAAACTCGTAAACCCATGTGGGAGAACCAAATCGGATCTTGCCGCCTGGAATACGAATTATATTATTGGGCAGAGCGGTGCCATAGTCTGACCATTGGTTGACAACATAGTCGTACTGAATAGAGGATTCAGAGTTAGATATGTTGTTGTCGGATAGCCGAGCATAATCATAAATATATGAATTACCAACCGTTTCACGGTAATACAAATGAGAAGGGGTAGTGCCTGTGTTATGAGAAAACAGAACGGAATTGATAACATCGTACTTGGTGGGTGTTGCAGCAGCCCAATCAAAGTAAGGTGATGTGGTGATGTGTGGGTTGAACAACATAGGTACGTTGGATACAGGATAAACGAATACATGAATCCTGATTGGAAGAGCACCATCAAAATATCTGGGATCTGAACCAAGGTGGGGAGTAAAGTCATGATATGCCTTATTACTACCCTTGTCAAAGTTAAGAGTAGCATGACGATGCAAGGTATCATAACCGAGACATACGACACCAAAGCTGATCTTAAGCACTCCTGTAAATTCGGTAGTGTCTGTGGCAACTGTAAGACGGTTGCCATGGAAGCCACACTCGCTCCTGGTAATCGTAGGTACAACCATTGGACCTGGGTCGTCACCGCCATCATCGGTGTCTAGTAGCGCGCGACCACTACCAAAATCCAAACGGCGGACGACAGACCTGAGCTGTTCAGCTCTATTATAATCATAAGAGCTATAATATACCTCAGGGCCGAGGGTAGAGAAAGCTTCGTTGGCCTCGCCAACAACAATAGAAGCAAGCTGAGTAAGACCAGTAGAATCAGCAATAGTCAAAGTATCCGTGGGAGGTCCTGCGCGATGCTGATCCGATACGGGACGCTTGATACCTTGTGAAGTAGAATTGCCAACATGCATGTCTCCGGTGGTAGTGTCAACACTAACACCGGTTATGTAAGGAACAGTAGCTGCATCAAACAAGGCTCTGGTAGCCGCTCCTACAGCGTCAGTCATCTTAATATTGATACCAGCCTTAACGGCTGCCGCGTATTGGGCAACAGATTTGATACCCAACATGGTCTCAAACATACGGCGCTCGTGATCGCCTGATTTGATAACACTCTTAACAGTTGGAGCGTTAGAAACATCACAAGAATATTTTGTTTCCTTCTGTATCCTAACAGAAATTGGTCGGAGGTTGGTAGCTAAAGCGCCTTGCTCGTCAGGGACAACAAGTCCCTTATATACTCGATCCAATCCAAATAGAACAGCTGAACCCAGCTTAGGGACAGTGCGCCACTGCCATTCTTCGGGAGGTACAACCATATGCTGAGAATTAATTCCGTAGTTATAACGATACCCAAAGGATTTCATAAAGGTCTTCAACGATCCTTCGAATTCAAACCGACGTTGAACTACATGTGAACCACCAGGGGGTATGTTAACAGCAGATGAGCCTGTAACATTAGACCAAATACGAGAGGGTGCAGTAGGCACTCTCTCGATAATCTGTTCAGGGTCACGAAGGTCCTGAACGAATACAGAACGTGAAGAGTTCAACCGTGCACAGGAAATAAATCCTGCGCCACGGGGGTCGTGAGAGAAGGGACTTGTCTGACGGCCTTCATCTGCATCGAAGGCAGGTTCGAAGCGAGACAAAGCCATTAACCTTCCAAGGTTCTGAGTCTGCTCAAGGTGGGTGGCGAACTTCCCACGTTGCACCACATCCGCCCGAATGAGGGGATGAACATCCTTGAATTCCAGGATACGACCTGTCAAAGGATTTTTATCCCAGTGAGTGGTAGAGGTACCAGCGGTGTCGCCAACGGTGGAGTTGCGAACCTTGAACTTAGTATTGACATCCAATGCGATGCCCATCTCCGCCATACGGATCTCGCGGCAAGGACGAATGTCTCTATGC